GGATCATTTTTAAGTTTATTATGTAAAGAATTAAATTCATCTATTGTCATGCTTTCTAAAGCAACATCAACATCTGATTTAACTTCATCTAAAACTTGTTTATCTTTTTGCTTTTTAACAGCTTCTTTTTCAGCATTTTGAACGTCTTTAACAATCTTTTCAGACTTAATTTTTTGTTCAATAAACTCATTTAAAGCTTTAATTTGCTCTGATGTATTTTGTAAAGAATTATACTTTTCTTTAGATTGTTCTAATAATTTATTTAAACCATCAATTTGTTTTTGATATTTAGCAACTTGTATTTGATTTTGAGGTAAATCATTGAATATAACAGAATTATATTTACTTAACTCATTATTTAAATCTTGAATTTTTTCTTTATAAAATACTTGTTTAGATACTTCTTGAAATGAAGCATTGAACATCTTATCAAGATATTCTTCATAACCTTCTCTACCTTCAAGTGCTTTAACAGAAGCAAATTGACTAACAACATTCATTGTATCATTATATAAACCTAATAATTGTTTAGCTTTATTCTTCTGTTCAGTTTTATATTTATTCTCATCAAGGATATCAAGTTGATTAATTTTACTAGCTGTTAAACTAGCATTATCAATCTTATCATTAAGCAATTCTAAACCAACATCACCAAGTTTTAAAAATGGTATTGCAGCTCTTGTAAAGATTTTATTATCTAAATAATCATGTAAAACTTTATCATCATTTAATGCTGATAAGTCTTTTAATTTACTTTCTGTAATTTCATTAATGAAATCTTCAGTAGCTTCTTTAAGTTTAGTAGGGTTAATAGATGTTTGAACACCATTTTCATCCCTATCATATATTTCATTATCTCCACTAAATCCTTCAAAGTTATCTTTGATTAATTGTGAGATAGTACCAAAATTCTCATTACGATATTCTTGATCTGCTTTTCTCTGTTTAAATGTACCTACAGCTCCACCAAATGAACCTAATACTAAATCCAACACAACTGATTTAAGACCCTCTGTTGTATTCATAGTAGTAAGAAATTCATTAGCCACACCTTTTATAAAACCTAAATCGGTCTTACCAGTTGCTTTAGCTACTTCATAATTTTCAATAGATGTTTGACCACCTCCCTCAACACCTTCTGGTAAAGCTGATCCAAATATTGATTTAGAATATTGTTTAAGAGCATCTTTTTTAATAACAGGATTCTCCATTAACTTACCAGAAGCATCTTTAAATTCATCCAATATTGATTTATCAGCTTTAAATCTACCTAATAAATTCTTATTCATAATAGCATTAGGTAATACTAATAAAGCTATGTTAGCATAAAAAGTTGCTTTACATGCTTCAGCAATTTGTTCAGGACTAGCTCCTTCAGCTTTAAGTCTATCTGCTACACCTTTAGCTTCAGCTAATGCTTCTACAGAACTATTTAAAAGCGTTAAGGTGCCTAATTCAATATCTTTAGATAACTCAACACCAACTCCTAATTTAGATATCTTAGAAGCCAAATTTAAGCCTTTTAAAGCAGCTCCTGGAAAAATCAGACCTAATAAATAACCAACACCATCAGCTCCTTCACTTGACCAAAACGATGTACTAGCTATATTGTCTAATATACCACCTTTACCAGACTTATAAGAATGATAAACAGGTATTTCATTTTTAATGGAATCGTCTAATGATTCTAAGGTATTTAACCAAGCATTATCTAAAGCTTGATCTAAAGTAACTCCTTTACCACCTTTAGATATATTATCTAATGACCATTCTCCTAAAGAGTATAAATAAGCTGGAGTTTTACCTATTTCAACAGCAGCTTTAGAAGCTGCTCTTAAAACACCTAAACCAATTTGACCTAAACCAGATTGCTTCTCACCTCTTAAATATTGGTAATCACCTGATTTTACAAATTCAGAATTTAAATTTTTATCATCATATTCACTATTACCAAAAGTTGTATTTCCAAGAGTTTCTAATGTCGAACCTTTTTTATCTAATTCGTTAGTTCCAATATTAAATTTTTTTGAATTTAAAAGTCTTTCTGATAGTGGTTTGTTGTTATCTGGCATATTAGTCTTGTAAGTCTTTAAACGATGTGTTGTCTGATGCAATATTGTATAAATCTGTTGAACCAACTTCAGTACTGTAATAAAGTTGATTTAAATATGTAAGCATACTAGCTTGAGTTCTAAATGATATAGGTTCTTTAATTTTAGAGTTTTTACCTGGAGTTAACAAATAACCTGATTTCTTTTCACCAGTATTAGGGTTTGTAATACCAAATGTTTCTAAAGTACCCATATTAGGTATTTCAGTTTTATCTATCATTTCAACATCTTTATTTGCTAAATCTGGAGTTCCTTTAATTAAACCAGTTTCCCAACTAGCTCCTTTTAATCCTATAGACGCTACTTTATTATGGAAACCATCATCAACTACAGCTCTTGGTCTAACCATAATTGGTTGAATAGTACCATCTTTTTTCTTAATATAACCATCTCTATTCATATTACCTTTAGGAGTATGTCTAAAGTTATTTAAAACAACTTCATCACCTTCTTTTAATACAGGTTTTTCAGCTAATGGTTGATCTGGTTGTTCAACATCCATTAAATCATAATTATTCCAATTTCTCTTAAGTTTTTCACTTTCAACTTTAGATATTGGTGCAGACATTTGTTCATCCGCAATTCTAGTTTTACTGAACGCATTATATTTATTTATAATTTCATCAAAGTTTTTATGATTAACTTCTTTATTATAACCAATAGATTTAGCTATTTCTCCAACTACTTTACCTAATTGCTTAGCTTTATCAGTAGCGTCTTTATAACCAACTATTGTTGAAACTCTTCTACCATTAACATCTACTACATCATAAATAGGTTCTTTCTCAGAAACATTTTTCCAATCAACATTTAATTTAGTTGAACCATCTGAATTTTTAGTTTCAGATAATATACCTGAATCTTTCAATTCATGAAAATCTTTATTATCAGCAGTTAAATCTAATGTTTGACTTTCTAAAGGACTACCATATAAAGAATTCTTTTGATTTTCTTCATCATGTAATGTTTTCCAAGCACGATTAACTTCTTCTGAATAACCTTTTTTACCTTTACTAAATATTTGTTCAGATGCAGAACTATACAATAAATTAACAGCTGCTTCATAAATATCTTTTTGACTAGCTTTAGGATAGTCAAATTTAACTTTTTCAATAAAGTCTTGTCCTTCAGGACTATCTAAGAATCCATCAGCTTTTTGGTAAGCTTCTTTTAAAACTTTATTACTGCTAATTGTTTCAACACCATTTTTATAACCTCTAGTTATACCATCTTTACCAACAATAACATTATCAATATCTGAACCATCAGCAGCAATCTTACCCATTAATTTTTTAGCAGCTTCAGCATGATTAGCAGCAGACTTAATACCTGTAGACCTATAAGGTGTAAATTCACCATCTTTATAAGATGAATTAAATTTAGATATATTATCATTCCAATAACCATATTTATTTTCAGAAGATAACTTTCTTAAATTTTTCAAATCATCATTATAATAAGCATATGAAGTTTCAAGTTCATTTCTTAAAGGATCATTTCTATAAGTTTTAATTAGATTATCTAACTTTAATTTATTAGAATAATCTGTTGGATTCTTAAGCCAGTTTTGAGCTAATTCATCTAATTGAGAATTATATTGATCTAATAATTCTTTCTTTTTAAAATTATGTTTATCAATAGCATTAACTTTAAGAATCTCATCTTTAGCTGATGATATATCAGAACCTGCTTGTTTATATTTATCAGAGTAATCTTTAGCTAAATTAGTTAAAGCCTCTAATGGTTTACCCACGTATTGTTCAGGTACGAATGTACTAACATATCTTTGTGGTTGGGGTTGATCGAAACGATTAGCCATAGTGTTTATTTTAAACAAATAAAGCTTTTAACATTGCTGAAAAAAGCTTTACAAAGTTAAGAATTATTTTGTTAAGTTGTATATATTATTTGTATAATTTTGCAAATTCTGGATCATTTAATATCTCAGGGTATTTAGCAGCTATAATTTTAAGATAATCAGTATCTCTTTGAGCCAACTTATCATTAGTATCTTTATTGATTTTACCAGCTTGATAATCTCTATATTGACCCATAATGTTTTGACCAATATTACTATAAGCAGAACCTTTAAGGTTTCTAGCTTGAGCTTGATTTTGTAAATTAGCAATAGTTTCTCTATCACCAACACCTGCATTATAATAAGCGGCTTGATTCTTTAAATTAGCATTTTGAGCATTATAATTAGCTTGTATATTAGAATTAGCCATCATTTGATTTATAGCTAAATCTTTACGATTTTGTAGGTATGTAGAGCTATTACCAACTGAAGCATTTTTAATATTAGTAGCAGCCATTTTACCTTGCATATTATTGTAACGTAAAGCTGGGTTAACATCTAATAACTCAGGAGTAACTCTATTATATTTTTCAACATCTACTGTATTAGATCTTTGTAAATCATACATATTACCTGCATTTTGAGCAGCTCCTAAACCTAATTGCTTCAATATATCACCATAAGGAATCTTAGGTGTAGAAGGTCCATTATCTTTAAAATCTTCTTTCTGACCATCATATTTCCAATAATTATGTTGATAACCTTGAGCTTGATATTTATCATACAAACTTTTATTATAGTCTGTTTTAAAGTTATCATTAAAAGCATCACTAGGATCTTCATCATTCATCATTTGAAGAGGTTGTTTTTCAGATTCTAATAATCCACCACCACCACCACCAAATTTTTTAATACCACCATATTTAAAACTTTCAGAATCTAAACCAATTCTTTTAGCATAATTTTCTAATTTAGATTGTTTAAGTTTTTCTTGTTCTTGAAATAAAGCTAAAGATTGTTTCATTTTAGCTTCTTTCATTAACTGAGCTGTTAATTTTTGAAGGTTATTAGATTTTTTATCTTCAAATAACTTATCTTCTTTATTAGTATTATATTTTTTATTTAAATCAGCGAATGTTTTAGAAGAACCTTTAGGTTTAAGTTTATCGCTAAATACTATTTCACCATTATCAAGGGTAGTTTTAATACCGCCTTGTTCATGGCTAGGACCATTATATTGAGTAAATTCTCCATTTGGAGCAATAGTATTCTCTTGTTTTTCAAGTTCAGCATTAGGTGACATATTAACACCGCCGTTAGCATAACCAACTGTACCACTACCTTGAGGCATCTGATTCATAAAAGGGGACATTAAGCCAAAAGCGTTTAAGCCTAAACCACCTAATTGTTGACCAGCCATATCAATTTTATTAGCAGTATTTTGAGATTTCATATAAGCCTCATTACCACCAGTTTCATCAGCAGGGTTAAAATTACCAGCCACACCTTGAACACCTTTACCTAATCCATAACCTAATTGAGCACCAAGCATAGGATTACCTAATCCAGCACCTATTACAGCACCTGCTACACCAGTAGCTATTGGGGCTATACCTTTAGTTATACCACCTGTTATATTAGTAATTTGACCAAATTTCTCAGCCGATTTACCTTTATAACTCTCTTCACCAATAACATTGTCTAAACCAATTACTGATAAAGCATTATCAGCAGTAGCTTTAAGAACGTTACCTGTAAAAGACTTAGCATTGTCTAGTTTAGAACCACCAAATTTATATTTAGGTATTTTTTTAGTATTTTTATTTTTCATGTCCGTATTATTAATATAACATTTTATAAGTTATCTACCAAATATTATCTGATATATTCTATAACATTGATTGTTATCTATCAGATGTTCTATAAGTAGTTTTAATATTACTTATGATAAATCTATTATTAGAAGCATTATCATATTCTAAATCTACAATCATATACTTATCCTTAATTCTATCACCAAAACTAGTCTTAGTTAGTATAGAAGAATCAAATATCGAGTAGGTATTTATATTATTAGAGTCAAAATTAACCTTATTTCTAGGTATTTGTATATTCCAACCTTGTTCAACCTTTCTTAAATTACCTGTTATAGCAGTATTATCTAATTCTACCCAATCAGAATTTTGATATTCATTATATACTCTAACACGATTAAACGTATCGTCGAGTTGATTAACATTATCAGATTCTTGTAAAGTATCATTTAAATCATCAATATAAACCCTATTATCCTTAATAGATTCAGTAGTCCAAGATAAGTTATCATATACCTTAGTTTTAGTAGGATTATCATTAATATTAACCTTTAATGAACTAGGATATACAGCATCGTAGAATGTACAATAATTACCTTTATCATGCATATATAACTTACTTCTAACACCTGTTGTAGAATAATCTTTAGGTGTATATAGATAAACTCTGTTGTTTATATATATGTAAGGAGTAAATGAATAAAATGATGTAAAAGCATCTGTTAAATCTGAATAAGCTAAAGTATACTTCTCATCAACAATCTCAGTTTCCTCACCAGAATTCATAGCTGCTTGATTTAAAAAAGTATATAAAAACTCATTATTTTTATAATCGTAAGTAGTTAAGATACCTTTGTATAATATCGGATTATCATTAACCCTAATAGTATCATGTAATATCTTATTCATAAATCCTCTATTACCTTTAGAATCAGATATGGGATTTAAGGTTTCACCGTTAAATAAATATATTTTATTATGTCTGATATCAACAAATGTTATATTCTCAGGTGATTTACTAATAGACCATTGATGTTTACTACCTATATCAACTGAATGATAAAAGTGTTTTTCTAATGTAGAACCAGTACCTAATTGTAAAGGTAAGTTGTTTTGATCGGTTATTATAGATGTAGGATTAACATACAATATAGATAATGCTGTATCTTGTATAGCATACATATTATTCTTAAGAGTAATTAAAGCATTAATACCACCATAATTACCATCCACATCATAATAATTATTAACTGGTACATCAGACCAACTATCACTTGTATCACCATTTATCTTAACATCAGACCAATATACTCTATTACTAAACATTGAAGTACTATTAAATCCTTCAGGTTTAGGTAAATATGTTTTTAAGTTATTAGGGAATGAGTAACCTTCATCGTAGAAGAATTCATCATTACCACTAGCGTAAGTACCATCATTTTGATTTAAATCAGCATTAACATGTACACCTCTTCTTAAATCTACATTATAAACAGACTGTGTTGGAAAATACCAAGTTTGAGAATGTTTAGTAGGAGCAGGAGATATATCACCACTAAAGTTTTTAATAGCTTTTTGTACATCTAATATACCATAAAATATATCACCACCAAATACTTTAAGTTTAGTACTACCAGCATTAGTTATTTTATATAATGCTCCTGTAGATATATATTCATTATTAGTTCTAGCTAAATAAGTTCTACCGCCATATTGACTAATAAGGTTACTAGGTTTATAATGCATAGCTAATAATTTAGAATCACCATCTACAACATCATGTCCAGATTCATTATAATCTTCCCAAGTAACAGGAGTTGTTGAATCAACACCTAAAACTATTGTTGGAGAACCTACTGAATAAGCATCACTATCAAATGAACTAGCATTATTACCATCCCATTGATAATTATGATTTTTATAAACACCCCCAGCAATACCTATCATAGGTGTTTCACCACCTTGTGAACAATATTCACCTTGAGTCAAATTTTTAATTTGTTGACTATTACTATAAATTAAATCATTATAAATGAATTTAGAAGTAGCATAATATTTATTAATATAATAGTATTCTTCATATGAACCTAATGAACCAGGAGCAGTATCTGGCCACATAGCAGCATTAGTTGTACGAGTATATTTTTCAGTAAATATTAACTTATCACCATTTGATATTTGTGAAGCAGATTGCTTAGCAAGGTAATCAAATGAATGATATGTTAAAACATTATTTGGAGCTTGACATTGTGTTGAACCATCATAAGTAGCAGGGTCTAAAGCATCAACACCACCAGGCACAATATAATGTGACATTGGTAAGAAGAAATTACTACTTTGACTTCCTCTACCCATCATAGTTTGATTAACTAAACCAGTTGTAGGAATAGTTTTATCTTTATCTTGTCTATCAACTCTAACTATTTCATAACCATCTATTAGGTTATATAATTCATCAGGTATGTTTACTTCAAATTGAATATAAGGTATATTTAAATATGTATCAGTACCGTCTATAATAAGACTTCTAAAGTCTGTTGCTGGTACACCACTATCAGTAACTCCAGCTAAATCTGGATCAATAGGATCGTTATAGTTTGGAAATTTAATATCTCCAATCCATTTAGCAAAATAACTAGTACCAGTTTTAGATTTAAAAACTATACCAAATCTATATATTTCATTAGGTTGGTAACTTCTAAAATTACCTGAGAAGTATTCTAAACCTAAAGTCATTTTAGCATTATTATTATAATACTTTTGTTCAGAAGAACCATTGTTAAATGTAGGATATAATCCAGTTAAAGTATTACTAATAGCTCCAGCAGTTCTATAACCATTCTTCCAAACTTGTGTAGAAGCATTATTATCCCTAGTAGTACCTCTTTCAGTATTACCAAGAGTAACTGTTGTTGGAGTATATGTATTTAAATCAGCTCTAAATAATACTGAGCCGAAACTATATTTAATGTTAGGTCCTTCACCACCAATTAAAGAACTATTCTTTTTGAAAATGAAAGACCTAGTATATAGTGGATCATCATCTGTAGACATACCTAAATTAAAAACAGGTATGTTGTCGGATGACTCTGATATACTATTGTAATCAGAATTTGAATTTATAATGTAGGTTGTAGCAATAGTTTCAGTGTTAAATCTTTTAACTCTTATAATATTACCGTTACCTCCAAATCCAAACCTATATGTTCTAGTGTCATAAGTATCTAAATATTCTCCTAAGCTATTTTTAATATTAGCATAAAACAATCTATTATCTTTTTGTTCAATTGATTTACAGTGTGTAAATGTAGTATTTTCAATTAAGAATTCACTAACTGTAACATCAATCATATTATCAGTATCGTTAGTAAATGTAGTACTTATAGTACTATTTGTACCAATTATTTGCTCTTCATATTTATAAATATTAAATACATCTCTTTCAGTATTTAATCTAACTATTACAAAGAATTCAATTTTATCAAAATTAGTATCAACACCATTAACTTCCCAAGTTATAGTTTTATCAACAGTTGTTGAATCACCAGCTATAGATGAAAAATTAGGTAAAGGACTTATAAATAAACTTGTTTCTTGTGGTATTAATGTTACAAGATTAGATGGTATTGAATAGTTTGTTAAACCACCATTATTCTTAACCAATCTATAAGCACATTGATATGTATTAGCACATGTTAATTGATTAACTGAACCACCATCATTAATTTCTTTGAGTGTAGGTACAGAAAGCTCAATACTATTTTTTAAATCAACTAAAGATGGTTCAATAGCCATTAAGTTAGCATCTGCTAAATTTACAGACCTAACAGGATTTAAAAAATCAGACCAATACAATCTTTTAATTGTGGGTAATTCATACCTACCAATAATTGCTGTAGGAGGTATAGGAGCATTCTTAGTGAGATTTAAATATGAATTATACATTAACTTAAGTTTTGTAACTTGAGTTAATTCATTATAATCTAATTCCCAAATTTGACCTAGTTTAGAACTATTTATACTACCAGTAGTTAATAGATAGTTAGTATCATTTATACTTGTTGAACCTAATATAATCACAGACTCACTAGAACTTTGTTGAGGTACATAATATGTTGATACAGCAGTTAATTCACCTGTAGGAGTAATAAAACCTATATCAGAACCATCTTGTAATTTAATAGTACTAACTACAGGATTAGTAGATTGGATTGTACTACAAAGTCTATATTCAGGATTTTGATATATATAAATATAATCATTACTATAAGCTACAGCAAATGTTCTAGCAGGATTATAAGTACCATTATAACAGTTTGATAAGTTCTTAATATAAGAAGCTACATCAGAAGGTGTAGTGTTTTCAAATATATCAATAACAGCAGTAGTATTACCATTAATAGTCAATGTTACTTTACCTGGGTAAAATACACCATCTACATCATATGTTTTACTTATTTTTAATTTATAGACACCTCTTAAATTAGGAAACGTAACCTCACAATTATTTCCTTGAACATTAGATAACGAACCGTTTGATTCACCTAATGTTGTAACAGGTCTTAAATTTAAAGCTTTTAAGTATTTATCATTATTTTGAATGTACTTAGATAAATCTGAGTTCATTCCTAAGAACATATTTATTTTTTCCATTAGTGTCTAAATTTTCTTTCTGGATTAATATTTTTCTGAAAGAAATGATTTTCATCATTTTGATTTGGAATAAGTCTTGTCCAAACGTTTTTAATATTTCTTAAGTGTCTTTCATCAGGTAAATTAGCTGCTCCTCTAGCACTATTAACATAGAACAAATATTCTTGTTCAGATTTATTTAATACTTTATCAGGAACATTACCTTTTCTCCATTCTCTATAATCAAGCATATATGTAACATAAGCTGCACAAGCTTTCATAAAATATACTTCATCTGGTACTAAAGGATAACCTTCATTATCAACTGGTACACCTAAGTAGGTTAAACATATTTCAGTTATAGGTTCAGTATCTTTTATATCAGTAATAATCATATTATCACTTATATAAAAATGATAATCTGTACAACATGTAGGTATTTTACAATCAGGACAATCATAGTTATTTAATTGACTACTTGAACTAAATGATAAAGGTTTATTACCACAAGATATATAAACTAATTTTTCAAAGTTAGCTGGTAGTTGAGCTTTACCATCAGCAAGTTGTATAATTTTAATATTCTCTTCATATTGAGAATAAGCACCTACTACAGAAAGTACTTCACCTATCCACTCATAAACATGAGCTTCATTTATTTCAGTTGTTAAGTTTAAATCCCTATAAATTTTATTTATAACGGCTTTAGCACTTGTAAATTTGTATATCATTAGTTATAAAAGTCAAGTTTTTTATTATTAACAGCATCAGCAATAAGTCTAGATGCCTTTCTACAAGGTTTGAAAGCATAATGTCTTTTACCTCTAACTACACATTTAGACTTATTCCAAGTCCATCTGTAACCGTAAGGTGCGCCAAAATAAACTCTTTGACCAAGTTCTTTAGATTTTTTAAAATCAATTCTCCAAGATTTTTTATTTTCTTCTTCATAATTAACTTCAAATTTCTTAATATATAATTCACCAAGTCTAAAAGGTAATTTTAACACTTCTGAATTATATACTATTTTATCTCTACAACGAGTATTAAAGTCTTTTAAAACTTTACTAAATGTTGAATAAGATTGATATTTAATATTCTTTGTAATACAACTTTCTTTGTAGAAAGCATAAAAGTCTTTAAGACTAACGTTTTTAGTATACCCCATATTTAGTTTTTAATAGATACTGTTTGGTCAAAATTATCATTAGCGTTATTAGTAGTATCTCTAGGCATCTGAATAAATGGATAAACTTTAGTTTTAAGTACAATATTAGTTATATCACTAGCCATTTGAAAGCTACAAGGATAAGGAGAATTAGGACTATAGCATGTTGAACCACTACATGAAGTAAAAGCCGTAAGCTTTGAAGGATCTTCAAATATAGCCCAAACATTGATAGTATCTAAGTATTCATTATTAATAATGTAAATATAGTTATTTTTTAAATACCATTTAGGTTTATTTTTAGTATATTTTGAATATACACCATATTTACTCTCAAAAGGAGTAGTTTTACTTATAATATCACCATTAGGTGCTTCAACTCTTACTATAAAGTTATCAGCACTAGTTTCAATAGTATCTGGTATTTTTCTAACAGTTCTTAATATTTTACAATTAGTTTCTATTTCACAACACTCAGACTTATCAACTTCGTCTAGTTGAAGACAAGTTAAATTTTGTAACCAACTATCACTAATATCTTTTCGCTTTTGAATACTTTGAGCAATAAGCATAGCTCTTGTTTGGTTTACCCAAAACCTTATTTGACTATCTTCTATACGAAAATCAGTTGGGTTAGATCCAGATGTTGCACTATTCCTAATATCAGCGACTATTGTATTTTCTGTTAAGTTCATTATTTAAAATTAAAAAAGGGGTATTATCCCCTAGTATTAATATATCATATTTTATAATATTATCATAATATAAAGCATAATAATCATTATTATCTATTTATACCAGATAGTATATTTATAACCTACCATAGGTATTTTATTAAAAGGATCATACGCAGCACTATAAGTATTTCTCTTTATAGTTAAATCTAAAGCAGGATATAAGCTTTTAGGAGTTGCATTTAAACCAATCTTTAATTGATATTTAGGTAATTTAGGTATTTCCTTAGTTATTATAACTTTTGTACTATCATATATCTTTAAAGGTACTAATAACTTATAAGATAACGATCTACTAGCTAAATAACCTAAAACAGTATCGTGGTTATATATAACTATATTACTATCTCTAAGAGTATCTTTATACAGTCTATATTGTCTAATATTTGAATAAACAGTAGTATCTATAGGTTTATCTATTAATAAAGGCTTAAATATCACTTTTTCTTTGAATTTAAACACCCTTATGGTATCTCTAATAGTATCAACCTTATGTAGTATTAAAGTGTCTGTATTAGGCTTATTTTGAGTATTAGCTATATTACCACAATTCCTACCTAATAGAAATATAAGCATTAAGCTAAACCCTATAAAAAACCACTTAATTTTGTTGTTCATCTTTTTTCTCCTTTTGTATTACGTTTAAAGTATATCCACATATTAATAATTCAGCACTTGCCCATAATAAGAAATCAGATATTGAATGGACATGATTATATAAAGCATATCTAGACCCTATTTGAAATGTTAAAAAAGCAGTACCTGTTTGAAATCTTTTATAGCTAAAAAATGATGGAATATTAGAATACATTTTAAGTAATTCTTTAATACCCCATTTAATATTATTCCAACCGAAAAATCCGTTTACCAAATAATATTTAAAATCTTTATTTCCAGAGTTCATATTTAGGTTTTTTATTTATAAGTCTACATCTTAAAGTTTCTTTTACATTTTTACCTTCATCAAAGGCTACATGTACCCAATCAGGATTTTTATCATCACCATATTCCCAAATAAGTTCAGCATACTCAAGATTATCTTTAATATAATGAAATATTTGTGCATTAGTTACTTTACCAAAAGTATCATCTAAATCTAATGCTTTACCACTACAATGATAACTAGTTAAACTAGCACCTGGAGTCGCATCATTTAAAGCTTTACCTCTATAACCACATGATATAAATATTGGATTACCGCCTAATCCTGCACGTAATGGCTCAAAAACATTATTTAAAACCTTTTTAAGATTCTCTAAATGCTCAGGAGTAGGAGTATTATCTATACCTAGTTTACTTGCTGTTTGACTTTTAGTTACTTCTTTTAAAGTAACATGTTCACTTAATTTTATGTCCATACTTTTAAATTTGTTACAACAACCCATCAGAATTAACCATATACCTAATATTATTTTCATCAGTATAAACTCTATCTTTAACTAATTTCTTAGTTCTTTCTAGTTTTTTTAATTCTGATAGTTTCATATTATTCTATTTCTAATTTAGTTTTTTTAGGTAAAATAGCATTAGATAATTTAAAAAAATTTGTTTTATTATTAGCGTTTACCTTATCATTACTTAATATATAAGAATCAACTTTTTGAGAAAGTTCTATTTTAGCTTTTTCAAGTTCAGAAATACGATATTCATGATTATCCATTATTGTATTAATCTTATCAATATTATATACGAAAGAACTAACTGCACCTAATATATATATAACTTCTTTTGTAGAAAAGTTTAAATCGAAAAATCTTGCCATATTACATTTTAATTTTATGTTAATTGTTATGTTCTTTTAAAATAGAAGTATAAACATGTGTTTCACTAACTGATGTTAGTACTGAAGAAATAGTATTACATGTATTACTTATTTGAGCATCGGATAATTGTGTTTCATATCCAAGCTCTTGCTTTTTTTGGTCAAGCGCTGACGCAATTAAATTTTCAATTTCTAGTATAGTCATGGTTTAAATTTAAGAATTTTATTGTAAAAAAGATTGAATATTACTATCCATTCAAAGCCAAATAAAAGATAATCACAATATCCCAAGATAGGCTTGTAAAATAACGGAACGGCCAAAAGGCAAAGTAACATCAATGACTTAGAAATATGCCACGCATTGAATTTATAACGTGTAAACGGCACAAATTTACCCATCCACATTGAGTCATCCCAAAAGTAAGGATTCAATCCTCTGAACTGCGAACTGTTATACTGAATGGTATCTTTTGTTTTATCCATCACAGCGTTGAGCATGGCCGCAAAAAATATGAGAATAAAACTAAGCATTGTAAGATTTATTTGATAAATAAATAGAGGCGATTAAAGCTCCTGTAACAACAATAAACCCAAAAACCCAACATGCAAAATCAAAGCCCATTTCTACATCAGGTAAGTATTTAAACAACACCCCCTCAATAACACCAGCAACCAACAAAATAAACCAGTTAATAGGATTAGAAAAATAGTATTTTATTTTGGAAATCATTTTATTCAATAGCTATAAATTCATCTTTTTCTTTATTGTAAAAATCCCCTATACAGGCATATTTTCCTCTAAAAGAAAAATTATAAGAGGTCTGAACCCAATTTGTTTTTTCTCCTAAAAGTTTTTTACAGAACTCAATTCCTTTTTGTTCGTCCTCCACACCGTCCACTAACAGCTCAGAATTTGCAATTACAATTACTCTTAGAACCTTTCCTTCCTTATCTATTTCTGCAAAATTTGCCATATTATATAGGTTTATAATATTTAACATAAATTATTCCACTTCCGCCGCTTCCGCCACGGATAAAACCACCTCCACCGCCGCTACCTCTATTTGCTGTTCCATTCGATCCGGTTGTGATGGTGCCGTTACCACCTCCTCCTGAACCACCTAATCCAGGGGAACCTGTGCCATCATTTCCACCACCACCACCACCACAATAAGTTATTGACACTCCTGATATGGATGATGCTAATCCGTTACCACCATTCCCACTATTTGGTCCTGAATTAACATTAGGAGCGGAAGATCCTTTTCCACCACCGCCTGCCGGATTGAAAAGAGCCCAATTACAAGTTCCTCCTGCATTACCCTCTCCAACAATACCTGGTGCGCCTGAAGCTCCTGCTATTTGAGCACCTCCGCCGCCTGAACCACCCTGTCCACCTGATCTTAGGTTGCCGTTCCATCCAGCGCCATTTACAGTTGCACCTCCGCCTCCACCTGTAGAGGTTACGCCAAAAACAGAAGAATCATTTCCTTTGTTTGGCGACCCTCCCGGTATTTGACCAGCACCTCCACTTCCTACAATGGCGAGATGACTACCAACAACCGCTGTTTGAGTGAATGTTTTAAATCCGCCCGCACCAGCACCAGCAACTCCACCACCTCCGCCACCAGCTATAAGTAAAACCTCACACTCGTTATTTGCTGGATCTGTTGCGAGTTGCGTTATTTCTAAAGTATCGCTTGAACTAAAAGTATGCACAACATAATCACCATCTATGGTTATAACACCTCCGGTCGCTTCGAGATATTTGACTACAGGAGGGTCTGATAATTGTGAATCTCTAATAGAATCAACATTATTAAACATTCTTGTAAAATTATTAGTTAATCCATATCTAATATTAGATATGAAAGAACTCCCTCTTAAAGAAGCTTTTTTAATATTTCTTTTTATATTAGCCATTATTACTTATAGTATTCAATTTGTATTGAATGGGTACCTGATTGAGCTTGAATAGCTCTAAAATTAATTAAATTTTGATATCCTTGAATATCAAATAATTCTAAATCAGCTCTAGGAATTCCTTCAGAAGTTGTAGGGGCACTTAAAGCACCTAACTGCTTATATCTTATAGCAGTACCAGTAGCATCTGATTCTACAACACATAATGCATATTTAGCATCATTTGGTACAGTCATTGATACTCCACCTGAAGTACTATCAACTGTTAATTTTTGAAAACCACACGCTACTAAATTATATTTAGCTAGACGAACTAGTTCTCTACTATACGATTTATTATTATCTATATTTACTTGAGCCATTTTATTTTGTTATTCGCAATCACAAAGTTTACATATTGTTTTTGCATTGTTAAGTATATTTTCAAATTCATCTGATGTTAAACAATTAATTGCTCCTTCAGATAAATCATATTTTAAAAGTAAATCTATATAATCATTTAAAAGAAGTACATTATCAATTTTAGATTTACAAGATGTATCACCATTAGTTA